CCGGAAAAATAGAAGAAAACGATATAGTTTTTGCTGCTGGATCCTGTATGATTGTCACTTCTCCAAGTCTTGCAATATTGACTGATTCGTTTTGTGATCCGTTACTGACCTCTAACGTTGAAGGGAGAACCGGCAACCGAGTTTTTTTTCCGTCCGGCCATGTAAACCAAAATTGATATACACTTTTACTCATAGATTGCCATCGCTCCTCCCTCAAAGTATTCTTCCTCTAATTTTCGTTTAAAGAACTCAAATGCTATTTTCCCAACTCTTTCAGCATCCATGTCATTTGAATAGTGATTGTCCCCCGTGATTTGAATGATGATGTCGCCAATCATTCCGCGGATAGACGAACGTGCACTAGATGCACCACTTGCAGCTTGTACAGCTTCGGTTGGCAGTGTTTGTGGCTGAACACCTAATTTGTTAGCCGCGTAAGATAACAGCCCTAAAGCTCTGTTTCTGTGTTGTTCGAGTGGAATAATAGCTTCTTTTTTGTTTTTCTCCCCAACAATCGCTAGATGTTGACGGTTGATAATACCGCCTTTTTCATACCCTTTGTATCCTCTGCCACGAGACATATTTTTGATTCCTGGCGTGTTAAAAACCGATCCATAACGAGCTTTGATGTAACGGATTGCTGCGATCGCATTATGAATTGGATTCCATATATCATTAAAACCTGGTAGCTTGTATGCGTTGAATGTTGGGTCAATGGTTTGCATTAGCCCTTTTGAAGGTGTACCGCGTTTTGCGTTAGAATCCCAAAGGTTGATCGCTCTTGGGTTGCCGCCGGATTCCTTCATTGCCATAGTAGATAAAGGCCCTAACCAACTCATAGGTGTTCCGGTGATCATTAATGCAGCTGTTATCCACTTCTTAACATTCCCGCTCGCTTTTCCCCCAGAAAACGAAAAAGCGCCGAGTTGGCTTTCTATAAATTTCTTAATATCAACAGAATTAAAACCTTTAATAACCCCCATCGCTGACCAATACCCAAGTTTGGCCATTTTTTTAGACGGAGAATGAATACCCATTTCATCACGAAAAGCATTTTCAACCACTTTTGCTAAAGCTCTAGCTTCCGCTGAAACGTCTTCTTTTCTGCTTCTCATTCCATATATGAAATTCCCTACAAATGCACTTCCAAAGCTTATTGCGTTTCCTACTGCTTGTAAAATTGGCTGATAAAGATTACTTGATATCCAAGTATGCAAATCAATAGGTGATCCATTGACACCTATACCTATATTTCTTGCATACGATATACCGAATAACTTAGCATTTCCAATAGCTTGAATGATCGGTTGATAAAGATTAATGCTTATCCACGAATGAATGCTAAATTCAGCTTGTGTCATGCCAATTTTAAAATTCAACGCAAAATTTTGGCCAAAAGCCAAAGCATTACCGACTGCTTGCAGTATTGGTTTATAAATTTTGTCAGATATCCAATTGAATGGCGTATCTTTTACACTATTTAATCCAATGATGAAATTAGATGTAAAAGCAATTCCAAACGCTTGGGCGTTGCTTACCATTTGATTTAAAGGAATGTATATCTGCTGGCTAATCCATGGATGAATGCTAGCTTGAGATTCATTAGCACCAATAACAAATGTTTTAGCAAACGCTTGGCCGAACAAACGCGAATTCAAAACAGCCTGATTTAACGGCTGATAGAGTGCAGTGATATTCCAATTAGAAAGACTTACCGGAGTTTCGTTAACTCCTATCATGAAAGTTTTTGCGAATGCTTGACCGAATAACCTTGCATTAGTAATTGCTTGATTTAGAGGCTGATATAAAGCTGTAATATTCCAATTCGAAATTTTTATTCCATTCATTCCTAAAATGAACGAATTGGCAAATGCCTGGCCGAATTTTTTTGAATTGGTTATTGCTTGATTCAGTGGTTGATATATGTTTTTTCTTAAATAATCCTGCATATTAATATTTGGCATTGTTGGGCTAGGAGGACTTGCCGATACGTGAGACTTGGAGTCACCACCACCGCTGAACAAACCCATGGCCTTTCCTCCTAGATAACCTCCTAATGCCGCTCCACCGAGTGTACCAACCGGACCGAGAAAACTACCTAATAAACCTCCAAGCGTAGACCCACCTGCACTGCCTACAGCTTTTAGTTTTCCACTTTTACCTTTTGCGTTAAAAATATCAAAAATGCTTAAAGCTGTTCCTAAAAACGGAACCTTTTTTAAAACTCCTTTTGTTGCACCTTTCGGCAATGTTTCACTGGGCGATTTAGCTTTTTTCATCAATTCGGAGTAACTTGGAGTACCTGTCTTTGGTTTTGGCTCCTTTTGTTTGCTTTTTCCACCAAAATAACCTTTTACCCTCTTTAAAGCTTTTGCACCACCGCCTAAACCCTTCAAAATTGGAGAAAGTAACATACTACCGATTCCTGCAGCAATGATTGTTCCTATAGCTGCCCCACCAAAATTGCCAATGCTGGGATTTTTGAATGCATCAATCCACATGCCTCCAATAGTTTGTAATCCTTTTTTTGTTCCTTCTACTATACCGTTCAGAATAACTTCTCCCATATCTCCGCCGATCTTAATCGCCCATGGTTTTCCGCTATTATCCCACCATTCTTCTAATCTTGGTTTAGCCTTATCTTTCCACCATTTATTGATATCTCCAAGAACAAAATTTACTTTCCCTTCGAAATCTAGTTTTTGAAACTTCGGATCGCTCAAATATTTTTCCAATCCTTTTACGGCAGTATGAGCTTTTTCAACTCCCCAAACGATTCCGTCGCTTAAAACCTTTCCGAAATTGTTAAAAGTTTCACCGTTTACAATTTTTGTTAAATCATCAATAAGAGGTTTAGAAGCTTCTAAACCCTTTTTTCCGAATTCTGTAAACTTCAATTTTGTATTATCGATTAATTTTTGCCAACGGACATAGCCAGTGTCATTTACTTTGTTTAGATACTCTTGGCTGTACCCCATTTTGTTTAATAGTTGGTCTAGTTTCTCTAGCTTTTTCTGTAAAGTAGGGGCTGCCTTAATAGATTCAAGCATTGTTTTTGGCAAGTTAAAACGTTCAGCTAAACTGACCATGTCACCAGATAGAGCTTCACGAATAGAAAAAGATGCCCCTTCCATACCTTCTAAAGGGTTAGATGCAGCAAGCCTTTCTGTGATTTTTACTGCGTACTTTAATTCTTTTAGGTTTTTAGTCAAAGGCACATAAGCTCTTCCTGATCCAAAAAAATCTTCTTGGCTGAACATGGATTCGGCTCCAGCTTTGTTCAAAAAGTCAAAGAATTCTTTTGCCGCTTTCTGATTTTTTCCAAAAAGACTTGTGACTTGAACTTGAGCTAACTCCATTTGTGCCGCGGCACCTATTGTTGCACGTGTTAGCTTCTCCAGACCAACAACAGAAACACCGATTGTAATCCAAGCAGGCAAACTGTTTAGTGAATTCCTTATAAAACCAATCGATCGAGAAGCCATATCGACACTTTTGACCGTAACATTATAGCTTCTTGAAGCTAGTCGGTGGACAGAACGATCAATTGATCTTATTGTCTTTGAAGCTCTGTCAGTCGCTTTAATGAGAATGGGTTTATCTGATTCACTTTTTAATTTCTTAAAATCCCCAGTAATGGTCCTCAGCTTTTTGCTCATTCTATCCTGCAAGTCAAATAAGGTTGTTAACCGCGGCATCGACTATTTCCCTCCTTTCTCTAGTTTTTTAAGTTCTTTTGCTAGCTGTTCGAGTTTTAGTTGAATCGAAGCGTAATAAAAAGCTTTTTCGTTTCTTGGTGCATTTAATACCTCTTTTAGTTGTGATGGGGAATAGTGAAGTTCGTGTATGCAATAATGCATATAAACCGCATCTCTATCCCCATCAATGATTAGTTTTTTGCTTCTTCAACAAGATCGTCGAATTCGTCATCGAATCCATTGATTCGTACAGCCGCTTCAATCCACGCGCTATATTCTCCACCGATGGAAAGAACACGTTTAGCTACCTCAACAGGGTCCTCGGTTTTGTACGAATTTCTCATTTCCTCGGATTTGAAATCAGGAAAGACCGTGGACTCGATAGCCATACGGGCGTAAAAACGAGAAGTATCAAGGCGCTCGCCGACTTTTTTCCCGTTTTTCATGACAGGTTTCATACAACTTTTTTCTAGCTCTTCAATGTCCTCAGTTTTCATCGGTTTCATGATAAATGGAATGACTTTACCTTCTTTATCAAGATAACGTTTAGATACAATTACTTCTTCCTCTTCGACCGGTTTGGCATGACCTGCTAAGAAAAAACTGATATCACGTTCTGCCATTTCATCATCTCTCCTTTAATTTAGTTTAGAAAAAGAAAAAGGACAGCTTAAAAGCTATCCCGCAGCGCTTGTGGCAAATCGATATCTTCAAATGTGAACGGTACTTCTTCCTCGAGAGCTTCCGAATCAACGTCCAATCCTGCAACCTTAACACTATCGATATTCACGTCATACAAAGTTACTCGCTCCGTTCCTCGACCTGATGATTTGTCATCAAGAACAGATTGAAGAGTAAAATAAGCGTCTTCCCCTTTTTTAACATAATCCATAATGATACGGATAAACTTGGATGTTACTTTATAAAATGTCATGGTACCTGTACCATTTGCTCCTGTTGTCTTATGACCTGTCATTCGACGACCCATGATGTTTACTTCGGACTTATTCTTTTCTATTGTCGCTTCAAACGATTTAATATATGCCAACTCTTCTCCGTTAAGGAAGAGCCGTCCTTCCTTACCACTGATAGTATTCTGAGCACGAAAACCCATATATTATCTCACCTCCACGTCGAAGTAAAATTTTTCAACGCTGTCAGTCGGTTGAATCCCTAGATTTACATAAAAACCATCGCCGGAACTTGTAATTTGTACGTTGATATCAGTTGTCGGGTCAAAGTTTTGAATAATACCGTTATTTTGATGTTCATTCAGATAAATTGCTATTGCTGTTTGAATAATTTGTATTCCATCAGCATTTGCTGGAATATCCTGACCGGTATTTTTTCTATTTTTGATAATTTCTTTTAAATTTCGTACAACATCGTTATTGATTGCATCCAAAATACGGATAATTTTGTTCTTTGAAAATTTACTCGTACCACCCAGAGAGTTGATATCCTTTTCTACTGTCACTGTTTTGTCGCGTCCGTCATAAGTGAAAATGAATTCTCCGTTCTGTAAACGAGTAACAATCTCGCTATGATCGTATCGAGGATTGGCATCCACCGCTCCTTCATATTCCACGAAAGTAAGTGATTGGCTTAAAGTTACACCTGCGCTTGCCCCGGCAATCCATGCTACAACTTCAGAAGGGCTTAATGTACGTCCGTCTTCTAAGACAACTCCATTGGTAACATTGATAATACCTTCGTATTTTGCTTCATAGTTCGGCAGTACCCCTTGAATTTTAACCCCTTGATCTTCTCGAAGGCGGCGGACAAAAGATGTAAAAGTTGATTTGAGCGATTCGTCATTCACAGGTAAGCCAATAACGTCAAAATATTCTGTTTCAGCTGCTGTTAAAAAGTCGATATAATCTTGGTTGGTTGGTGTACCGTCTTGTCCTCCTGATAATTTGGTTCCAGCTGTATCTGTT